ACTTCTTATGGTACTTATTTTTTATGTGCAAATAGCAACCCAGGTATTACTTATGGTGCGGTTAGTAAAATAAGAACTGGTCACATGAGACTAAATGACTTTGGCGCTCCAGATGGTTCTGTCAATATGAATGCTCAAAAAATTACTAATGTTGCAACACCAACAGGAACTACAGATGCAGCCAATAAAGCTTATGTGGATGCAAGCGTACCAAGTTTAACTAATTATGTAACACTCAACACTGCCCAAACAATAACTGGTGCTAAAACTTTTAATAGCAACGTTGGTATCGGAACGACTAGTCCTAATACAAAGCTTGATGTAATATCAGGAACCAACAACGGTATTAGAATATCAGCAACAGACACTACTAGTAACTGGAGAGATATTGATATAAGATCATATGTAACAGAAGCAGAAGCAGACGCTTTAACTGATCATACCCACTTCTTTACTACAAATCCATCAGGGGCAACGGAGACGGCTTTTAGTAAATATGGAGGGACAGTTATTCAGGGTAGAGATGATGGAAATTCTAGTTTTGCAATTAGATTAGGTAATGGTGGAGGATATGCTACAAGAATGTTTATGGATGCTGTTGGAGTTACTACATTTAGCAATACAGTTCAAGCTTCAGGTTACAAATCGTCTGATGGATCAGCTGGAATAACTGGTACAATGACTTTTGTAGATAAGGACAGTGTAACAAGAACTATAACATACAAAAACGGACTAGTAGTAGGAGTAACACCATAACCACCTGACTAATGGAATTAATACAAGATTGGATAAAAGAAGATAGACAAAAATTACTAGACTCAGTACTCGAAAACATCGACACTGAGTTTAGCGACATACTAGTTTACGGAAGCAGGGTTTTTGGGAATTTCAACCCAGTATCTGATATTGATTTTGTTATTTACACAAAACAATATAAAGATAAAGAAAACTTTAACTACTACTTTGATGGTGTAGCAAATCCAGATAGCAAGTATAATAACATTGGAATTAGTATTAAATACAAAAGTGACGTAAATTACTTAAAGGATACTTGGGAGAGTTGTGGGTACACGTATTTTTTGCCAAGATACTCGCTACTGACTGATACATTTTACGAAGGTAACAATAATCACGTTTTACATCATCAAGGCATGAGAGCTTTAATTAAAGAGTATAAAGGATGGAATGTACCTTTTGAAGAATATAAAATTAAAAACAGTAAATTACTGAAATAGTTAAATAAATAAAAATTATGATTACATACGATTGGAATTGTAGAACAGTAGATGCTCGCCCTTTAGAGGATGGAGAAGTAGATGTAGTATATAATGTTCACTGGATAGTGACAGGTGTTTCAGATGAGTTAAAGCCAGACGATTCAGCTTATTCAGCTACTAATATCGGTACTCAAAACGTGCCTTGGAATCCAGAAGGTGCATTTATACCATTTGAAGACTTAACTAATGAAATAGTTGTTGAGTGGACTCAAGCAGCGATGGGCGAAGAGCAGGTTACGTCTATTGAGGCTAGTATAGCTAGTCAGATAGAAAGCCTTATAAACCCAACTTCAATTACCCTAACTATTGGAGAACCGGTTCCTCCGGTAGAATAAAAACATTAAAGATTATAAAATCTTTTTTTGTATATTTGTTAATCAATAATAATTAAATTAAATCAAATGTCAAAACAATTAAGTAAAGAGCAGTTAGAGTTATTACAGGGTTTACAAAAACAGTTTAATGATTCAAAATTTGAAATAGCAGATTTAGAGATTAAAAAAGCTGATTTAATTACTAGCATTGCTGGTATTAAGGCAAAATTTGCAGAACAAGAAAAGTCTTTAATGGAAGAGTTTGGCTCGAATGCAGTTATTAACTTACAAACTGGTGAGGTAAAAGACCAAGAGCCAGTAATAGAAGCGCCTTTAGAGGTAGTAGAATAAAACACCATGGCAAAAATTAGCAACACATCGGCATACCCAAATATTACAACTCTTGACTCAGCAGATTATTTAATTATAACTGATGCTGAAAACAATTTAATGACTAAGACGTGTACATTAAGTACACTACAATCTTTATTTGGTATTGACACTGTAGTAACTAAAGTGGCCGTAACAAGTTCTCAATTAGCAACTATTTTTACATCACCAATTACATTAATCCCTAATCCCGGAGCTGGTAAAGTTTTAGATATTATGAGTGTAATGATTTCATTTGATGCAGGTAATACTGTTTATGATTTTGGCGCTGGAAACCCTTTGATTTTAGAGGCTAATAATATACCTCTATTTACAATAGCTGCTGCAACTTTAAATAGTGCAACAGATATTGTTGCTAAATTAGCATTAAATGCTGCTGCTTCAAGTCAAATAAATATTCCTTTGGGAACGCCATTACTTTTACAAGCTACATCAGCTAACCCAACTCAAGGAAATGGACTTTTATATTTAAACATATTTTATAGAGTTCTTACGGTAGGAACATCATTTTAATTAAATGGACATAAGGAAAATTTCGATTGGAGCAGATTACAAGTCTGGTGCTATGCATTACATAGTTGGCCAGAATGTTTTGGGAGGTTCTTATTTAATACAACACATTATCTACGATAATGATTCTTATAAAATTTGGATTATAAAAGGAGACGAAGTTTTATTGTGGAAAGAATTTAGAACTACGCTTCCTATTTCTTTAGAATACAACATAAATTTTTAGCACTTAAATTAAATGCAATCACCTTACAATTTTATTGTCCAACCTTTAGAGGGTAGGAGATATGATAATATAAAAAAATACGGAGATCATAAATTCCTTACAAGTACATCCGAAGAAGACCACAAGTCTTCTAATAGATTTGCTAAAGTTGTAGCCACGCCTATTGGATATAATGGGCCTGTTGAAAAAGGAGATACTCTTTTGGTACACCATAATGTTTTTAAATTTTACAATGACATGTATGGTAACAGAAAAAGTGGAAAAAGCTTTTTTAAAGAAGATCTTTTTTTTGTAGATGTAGACCAGTTTTATATGTATAAAAATAGTGACGGTTGGGTAGGGTATGATAAGTATTGTTTTATTCAGCCTTTACCGGCTAAAGAAACGTATCTCAAGAAGAATTGTAAGTTTGAGCCATTAACCGGAACTGTAAAGTATATAAATCAACAGCTACTAGATAAAGGAGTAAAAGTTGGTGATGTAGTTCTGTATCAGCCAGACTCAGAGTATGAGTTTATGGTTGATGATGAGTTGCTTTACAGAATGTATACTGACAATATAACGGTAGTTTTATGATAGAGTTAGAGGATTGGTTTAAGATGTTAAAAGAAAATAATATTGACCCAAAGCTTCTAGAAAAATATTTAAAAAGTAAACAATTTTTATTAAAAGCAGGTAAGGTTGTTGATGATAAAAATAAAAATTATGTTGTAGCAAAATCAAAAATAAAAGGAAAAGGAATTTTTGCTAAAAAAGATTTTATTATTGGCGACAAAATAGGTTTTGGAATGAGGGATAACAATCGAACTTATTTAGGTAGATATGTTAATCATAGTCCAATGTGTAATGTTAAGTTTTTATTTTTAAAAGAAAATAATGATTCTGTTTTAATTGCAATAAAACCTATTAATAAAGATGAAGAAATTGTAGCAAATTACAGAGACCATACTTTTAATAAAGAATATTATTATGGATGTAAATAAAATTAAATTACAAATAATAAACGCAGGCGAAAATGCTGTGCTTCAGTTAATTCAGGTTGCTCAAGAGCAGATTATAAAATACGGTGAGGATGACGAGCTTGCTGCTGACAAATTAAAGAATGCAGCCGCTACTAAAAAACTTGCAATATTTGATGCTTTTGAAATATTAAAAAGAATAACAGAAGAAAAAGATTTAATAGACGGAGTAGACAATAAATCAAATAACACACCAAAAGGATTTGCTGAGTCAAGATCAAGATAATAAAATATACAGGGAGCTTATAAACTTAGTTCCTAAAAATGTATTAGCTACTAAAAATAAAGCTAAATCTTGGCAGTACGGATATAATGAAAAATATAATTTTGTTGTAATATCAAAGACAGGGGAAATTGATCAAATATTAAATGTTCAAGGTTTAAATATTGCGCTCCCTAAAATATCTAAAGAAGTTTTTCAAAGGTCTGATAAAAAAGAAAAACAATACTGGGAACCTCAAGGAATCCCTAAACAACTACAAAAAATAAAATCTATTTTCCAGTGGCATAATGCTCCTGCAAGTTTTAAGAATCAATGGATAGACTACATAGAAAGTCAGTTTGATTATAGAGAGCAAGGGTATTGGTTTATGAATAATGGAAAACCTACTTACATTACTGGTTCTCATTGGATGTACATACAGCACACTAAAATTGATATTGGTTTACCTGACTTTAGGGAGGCAAATAGAATTTTTTACATACACTGGGAAGCTTGTAAAGCTGATAAAAGAAGTTTTGGTAATAGTTATTTAAAAATTAGACGTTCTGGGTTTTCCTATATGGGAAGTGAAGAGTGCGCTAATATTGGTACTATAACTAAAGATGCTAGGATTGGAATATTGTCTAAGACAGGAGCCGATGCTAAAAAAATGTTTACCGACAAGGTTGTTCCAATATCAAATAATTACCCTTTCTTTTTTAAACCCATACAGGATGGTATGGATAAACCTAAAACAGAATTAGCGTTTAGAGTTCCTGCTTCTAAGATTACTAAAAAGAATATGTATGAAGAAGATGTTGATTCAGTTGAAGGGCTGGATACTACTATTGACTGGAAAAACACTGGTGATAACAGTTATGATGGAGAAAAATTAAAACTACTAGTACACGATGAAAGTGGAAAGTGGGAAAAACCTAACAGTATAATTAAAAACTGGGGTATTACAAAAACATGTTTACGTTTGGGTAGTAAGATTATTGGAAAATGTATGATGGGTTCAACGTCAAATGCTTTGGATAAAGGTGGAGCTAACTTTAAGAAGTTATACTACGATTCTGACTGCACAAAACGTAATTCAAACGGTCAAACAAAAAGTGGGTTATATAATTTGTTTATTCCTATGGAATGGAACATGGAGGGTTTTATCGATATATTTGGTATGCCTGTTTTTCATACTCCTTTAAAACCAGTAATGGGTATAGATGGAGAAATGATTACTCAGGGTGCAATTGATTATTGGCAAAACGAAGTAGATTCATTATCTAGTGATCCAGATGCATTAAATGAATTCTATAGACAGTTTCCAAGAACTGAGTCTCACGCATTTAGAGATGAAAGCAAGCAGTCTTTGTTTAATCTTACAAAAATATACCAACAAATAGACTACAATGATACTTTAATAATGGGCCAGCACATGACTCAGGGTTCATTTTCTTGGCATAATGGAGTAAAAGATACTAGGGTTATTTGGACCCCTGATAAAAGAGGAAGATTTTTTGTAACTTGGTTACCAGAAAACGCATTACAAAATAATGTAATTATTAAAAATGGTAAAAAATATCCAGGGAACGAACACATTGGTTCTTTTGGATGTGATTCATATGATATATCAGGAGTGGTTGTAGGAAAAGGATCTAACGGTGCTTTGTCCGGCATGACTAAATTTAATATGGATAACGCGCCAAGTAATGAGTTTTTTTTAGAATACATAGCAAGGCCTCAAACGGCTGAAATATTTTTTGAAGAAGTATTAATGGCGTGTGTTTTTTTTGGTATGCCTATTTTGTGTGAAAATAACAAACCTCGTTTGTTGTATCATTTTAAAAATAGGGGTTATCGTGGATACAGTATAAATCGTCCAGATAAAACGTTTAATAAGTTATCTAAAACAGAAAAAGAATTAGGAGGAATTCCCAATTCAAGTGAAGACGTCAAGCAGTCACACGCTTCTGCAATAGAGTCATATATTGAAAAACACGTAGGATTGGATTTAGTTGGTAACTATAGGGATAGTGATGATATGGGAATAATGTATTTTCAGAACACGTTAGAAGATTGGGCAAAGTTTGATATAAATAATCGAACTAAATTTGATGCTTCTATTAGTTCTGGTTTAGCAATTATGGCTAATCAAAAACACCTGTATACTCCGGCTAAAGAAAAATCGAAAATAAGCGTTAACTTTGCTAGATATAATAACACCAACTCAGTTAGTCAATTACTTAAATAAATGAAAGACGTAAAAATACAAGTTAACTCAGCTGCGTTCCCAGACCAGTTTGCTTCCGATTCTGTTAAAGATTCTATGGAGTATGGGTTACAAATTGGACAATCAATACAGTACGAATGGTTCAGGCAAGACAGCGGTTCTTGTAGGTTTTATAATCAAAGAGGTGAATTTAATCGTTTAAGGTTATACGCAAGAGGTGAGCAATCAATTGGTAAATATAAAAATGAATTAGCAATTGACGGTGATTTAAGTCATTTAAATTTAGACTGGACTCCAGTTCCTATTATTCCAAAATTTGTAGACATTGTTGTCAACGGAATGAATGACAGGTTGTTTAAAGTAAAAGCTACTGCTCAAGATGCACTTTCTGCTGAAAAAAGAAATCAATTCCAAGAGATTATTGAAGGCGATATGATTGCGAAGCCTTTGTTAAAACAAATACAATCAGATTTTGGCATTGATGTGTTCCAATCAGATGAAGCAGAACTTCCTGAAAATGATCAAGAACTAGAGCTTTACATGCAGATGAAATATAAGCCAGCAATTGAAATAGCCGAAGAAGAAGCTATTGATACTCAGTTTGCTGCAAATCATTATAACGACATTAGAAAAAGAATTGACCTTGACATTACTACGCTTGGTATTGGTATTGGTAGGCATATGTTTTTACCTGGAGACGGAGTTAAAATTGATTATGTTGATCCTGCCAATGCGGTTTACAGTTATACTGAAGACCCTTACTTAAAAGATTGTTTTTACTGGGGAGAAATTAAAACAGTACCGATTACTGAACTTATTAAAATAGACCCTACTCTTACAAACGATGATTTGTCAGAGATTTCTAAGTATAGTCAGTCTTGGTATGATTATTACAATACAGCAGAACATTACGAAAATAACATGTTTTCTAGGGATACCGCAACATTGCTTTATTTCAACTATAAGACAACACATACTTTTGTTTATAAAAAGAAAACAATGCCTGACGGAACATTTAAAATGTCCGAAAGAGACGAAAGTTTTAATCCTCCACCAGAAATGATGGAAGAACAAGGTTTTGAAAAGGTATCTAAAACTATTGATGTTTGGTATGATGGGATTATGGTTATGGGAACTAACATTATGCTTCAATGGAAACTTGGAGAAAATATGGTTAGACCAAAATCAGCAAGTCAATACGCTTTCCCTAATTACGTAGCGTGTGCGCCTAAAATGTATAAAGGGGCTTTAGAATCTTTGGTTAAAAGAATGATTCCGTTTGCTGATTTAATTCAGATGACTCATTTAAAAATTCAACAAGTAGTTTCAAGAGTTGTTCCAGATGGTGTGTTTATTGATGCTGATGGATTAAATGAAGTTGATTTAGGAAATGGTCAAGCTTATAATCCAGAAGACGCACTACGTTTGTATTTCCAAACTGGTAGTGTAATAGGAAGAAGTTATACTCAGGACGGTGAGTACAATAACGCGAAGGTTCCAATCACTCAATTAACTGCAAGTAGTGGCGCTAGTAAGATGCAAATGCTTATTGGCAACTATAACCATTACATGGATATGATTAGGTCTGTAACAGGCTTAAATGAAGCTAGAGATGGATCAAGTCCTGACCCTAATTCTTTAGTTGGTGTTCAGAAATTAGCGGCATTAAATTCTAACGTAGCTACTAGGCATATTTTAAATGCAAGTTTATATATTACTAGAACTCTAGCTGAATGTTTATCTATTAGAACTGCTGATATTTTAGAATACGCAGATTTTAAAGATGAGTTTGCAATGCAGATAGGTAAATACAATTTAGGTATACTCGAAGATATTAAAGAATTATATCTTTATGACTTTGGAATTTTTATAGAGATGGCTCCGGATGAAGAGGAAAAGGCTATGCTAGAGCAAAACATACAGATGGCTCTTTCAAAGCAAGATATTAATCTTGAAGATGCTATTGATATAAGGGAGATTGCTAATTTAAAAATGGCTAATCAATTACTTAAAGTAAAAAGAAAGGCTAAACAAAAAGCTGAACAACAACAGCAAATGCAGCAACAGCAAATGCAAGCGCAAATGCAAATGCAAGCTCAACAGGCTGCTGCTCAGTTAGCTATGCAAACAAATCAGGCAGAAACACAGTCTAAGATTGCTGTAAAAGAAGCAGAGGTTGCTTTTGATATTCAGAAATTACAGATGGAAGCTCAATTAAAACAACAGTTAATGCAGACTGAATTTGAAATGCAGATGTCATTAAAAGGAGTAGAACAAGAAAGTATTCAGTCTAGAGAAGACAATAGGGAAAACGCTAAGAGTAATAGAATTAATCAACAGTCAACACAGACTTCAAAAATGATTGAGCAGAAAAAAAGAGATTTGCCTTCAATAAACTTTGAGTCTAATGAAGATAGTCTTGATGGTTTTGATCTTGCGGAATTTGACCCTAGATAAATAATAAAATAAATATTAACTTTGTAAAAAATAATAAAAATGGCAACTATACCAGCAGGACAAAAATTTCATACAGTTTCAGCACACGTAGACACTACGAATAAAGGATCGGCTCAAGCAAACTCAGACAGAGAAGTCTTTACAATGCAGGACATTGAAGACAGTGTGGGAGGTGGCTCCGTCACTAGCTTAACAACAACAGGGTCTTCAGGCTCGGCAGCTACTTTGATTGTTGGTGTGTTAAATATACCTACACCGGTAATTCCTTTTACAAGTCTAACGACAACAGGATCAGGATTATCTACTTTAGTAAGTGGGGTTTTAAATATTCCATCCCCTAGTGTTGGAACAGGCACAGGAGGAACACTTTCTGTGTGGTCAGGCTCTGGGTCTTCTACAACACTAACCGATGGACCTATAAAGAAAGGCGTTGGAAATGACTCAGTTATAATAGGTGCGACAGGGTCTATGACTGCGGATGGCGAAGCTTCAATAGCTATAGGGTCTGCAAACGCATCAACTGGTAGTGTATCTGTAGCTCTAGGTTATTCTACTACAGCAAGTGGTAATTATTCTACGGCAATGGGAGAAAGTAGCACTGCAAGTGGATTAGGTTCTACTGCTTTAGGTAAGTCAACACAAGCGACTTCTTCTTATTCTTTTGCTGCTGGAAATACAACACAAGCGACTTCTCAAGGTTCTACAGCTTTTGGATGGTTTACAGAAGCAACATCTCCTTTCTCTACAGCAATGGGTAGCGGATCAGTGGCTAGTGGATCTTGGTCTACAGCAATGGGAAGAAACACAACAGCAGATGGATCTTATTCTACAGCAATGGGAAGAGACACAAACGCAACTGGAGATTATTCTACAGCAATGGGACAAGACACAACAGCAAGTGGAAATATTTCTATAGCAATTGGTAAAGATAATACTTCAGCAACTCTTGGTTCAATAACTATTGGTGAGGGATTAACGAGTCAAGCTTACAAGGAGACTATAATGGGTACATTTGCGTCAGACGCAGCTACCACTCCGACTCCTGGTTCTTGGGTTGCAACAGATAGGTTGTTTACTATAGGTAACGGAGATACAGACGCCTCTAAAAGCACAGCATTTTCTATATTAAAGAATGGTATTACTGTTTTACCGGCATTACAAAGTAGTTCAAGTTTTGCAAACGACACAACTGCCGCTGCTGGTGGTGTGCCGATTGGTGGATTATACAGAGACAATAATAATGTTAAAATAAGGATGACATAATAAAAACATGTAATAATAAACTTAAAAATCAAATCAAATGATAGTAAAAGCAGTTGACGTAAATGTCGAAGAGAAATCAAGAGCGCAGGTAGAGGAAACTTTATTAAAAGAACATGAAGAGCAGTATAAAGATTCTTCAGACGGAATTGAACGTATTGATTTTAGGAACAAAGAAAATTCATCTACCACAGAAACAATAGTTGACGAGGGTAAAACAGATGAAATTAAAAAAGATGAAACAGCATCGCCAGAATTTAATGATGATGATGTTATTTCATATATAAAGAAAAGATACGATAAAGACATTAATTCTATTGACGAATTATTTGCGGAAAAAGAGGCAAATACTGAGTTACCAGAAGATGTGTCTAAGTATTTAAAGTACAAGCAGGAAACTGGTCGTGGTATTAATGACTTTTACGAATTACAAAAAGACATTGATAACATGGAAGACAATGCTGTGCTTGCTAATTATTACGAGGCGACTGAAGAAGGTTTAGACTCGGAAGATATCCAAGACATTATTGAAGATAAATTTTCATATGATGAAGATTTAGATGATGAAAAGGATGTTAGAAAAGTAAAATTAGCGAAAAAAAGAGAACTTGCGAAAGCTAAGACGTTTTTAAATGAACAAAAAGATAAATACAAAATTCCTCTTGAGTCAAGTGGGAATGGATTATCTGGAGATCAAGAAGAAAATTTAATAGCTTACAAAAAGTCAATCGAGGAATCGAAAAGTATTACAGAGCAAAATTCTAAAAGGTATGATTATTTCTTAGACAAAACCGAGTCGGTTTTTAACAATGAATTCAAAGGTTTTGATTTCTCAGTTGGTGAAAAAAATATTACTTTTAAGTCGGGCGATGCAAGCGAGCTTAAAAATGTTCAATCTGATGTTAATAATTTCATTAACAAATTCATGGACAAGGATGGTTTAATTGATGACGCGACAGGATACCATAAAGCCTTATCGGTTGCTATGAATCCTGATAAATTTGCTAAACACTTTTACGACCAGGGGGTTGCTTCAGCTTTAGATAACTCTAACAGGAAATCTAAAAACATCAATATGGATGTTAGACAGCAATCACAAACGGTATCCAAAAATGGTATATCTATAAGGCCTGTAAATCCAAGTAATGATAACGGACGAGGACTCAAAATTAGAAGTATTAAAAAAAGTTAAACATTAAAAAAAATTAAAATTATGGCAGTAAATGTAACTCCAGGATTTGACTTGCAGCCAAGTGCGCAGCAAACTCCTTTATCAACAAATTACATAAACAACTTTGATTTCTTAAATCAGTATCTTCCAGATACTTATGAAAAAGAATTTGAGCGTTATGGAAACAGATCAGTAGCATCATTTTTAAGAATGGTTGGCGCTGAAATGCCTTCTAATTCTGACCTTATCAAATGGGCAGAACAAGGAAGATTACACACTAAATATCAGGCAGTTACTTCTGCTGGTGCGGCAGGTGTTGATTCGGCTGTTTGGACTATTCCAAATAACCTAACAAACTTTAACCCAGCGTTAAATAATACGCAAGCAGCTTTTAGAGCAGGTCAAACGGTTATGGTTTCAGATAATACTGCTGGTTCTACATTACAGAACAAAGGTATTATTACTGTAGCTCCAACGGCAGCTGCTCCTAATGTTGTAACAATCGCTTACTACGAAGGTGCAGGTCAAACAATGGCGGCAGGTGTATCATGTGATATTTTTATCTATGGTTCTGAATTTGCAAAAGGTGTAAACGGAATGGTTGGATCTAATGAGTCTGATGATTTTATTTTCCAAAACAAACCAATCATTATCAAAGACAAGTATTCTGTTTCTGGTTCTGACATGGCTCAAATTGGATGGATTGAAGTTACATCTGAAAATGGTGCATCTGGATTTTTATGGTACTTAAAATCTGAACACGATACAAGACTTCGTTTTGAAGATTATTTAGAGACAGCTATGATTGAAGCAGTTCCTGCTGATGCTGGTTCTGGTGCAGGAGATTACTTGCAAGGTGTAGGTGCTGGACTTAGTGGTGTAAACTTATCTGGTTCAGAAGGAATTTTCTACGTAGTAGGAAATAGAGGTAATGTATATGGTGGGGGAAACCCAACAACTTTAGCTCAATTTGATAACATTATTCAGAGACTTGATAAGCAAGGTTCTATTGAAGAAAATGTTATTTTTGTAGACAGACAATTTTCATTCGATATTGACGATATGTTAGCATCACAAAACTCTTATGGAGCAGGTGGTACTTCTTATGGTTTATTTGACAATGATAAGGACATGGCTTTAAACTTAGGTTTTTCAGGATTCCGTAGAGGTTATGACTTCTATAAGACAGACTGGAAGTACTTAAACGATCCTACTATGAGAGGCGGTATAAATGCAGGTGCAGTAAACGGACTTTTAGTTCCAGCTGGATCAACAACTGTTTATGACCAAGTCTTAGGTAAGAACGCTAAGAGACCATTTTTACATGTTCGTTATAGAGCTTCAGAAACTGAAGACAGACGTTACAAGTCTTGGATTACTGGTTCTGCTGGTGGTGCAAGAACAAGCGATTTAGATGCAATGGAGGTAAATTTCTTGTCTGAAAGAGCTGTATGTACTTTAGGTGCAAACAACTTCTTCTTATTCCAAAAAGCTTAAGAATTTAAGTAATAACTACCCTCGTTCTAGTAGCGAGGGTAATTATTTTTTTTTATAAATCAAATTAAATTATATTATAATGACAACAAAAAAACCAGTGTACTCAGCAAAAGCTTATCGTTTAAGAGGCGACAGAGCGCCTTTATCATACATGTTAGCATCTCGACACTCACAGAGATCACCTTTATTACATTTTGATGAAGAGCAAGGATTAAATAGACCATTAAGATATTCTCGTAATCAGAAGTCACCTTTTGAAGATGAGCAAGATGGAAATGCTATTTTAGAACCTATTGTTTTTGAGGATGGAATGTTATCAGTTGGTAAAGAAAATCAAGTGTTGCAAAAGTTTTTACATTTACACCCAAGTAATGGTAAGGTATTTGAAGAAGTAAACAGAGAGCGTGACGCTACAGCTGAATTAGAACATGTTGAAATGGAGCTAGAGGCTCAAATTGCAGCAAAACAAATTACAAAAGACATTAAAAAATTAACTCAAGTATGTCGTGTATTAATGGGTAATGGAGTTGAATCAATGACTTCGCCAGAATTAAAAAGAGACTTATTGGTTTATGCTAAACATAATCCTGAAGATTTTTTAGATACAATTAACGACCCAATGCTAGAACTTATGGATGATGTTCATCAATTTTTTAGTGCTACATTATTAGGTTTTAGAAATAACGGTAAAGACGTTTACTACAACCTACCTAACAATAAGAAAAAAATGTTGACAATACCATTTGGAGAAGATCCTTATTTTATTGTTTCATCTTTCATGCAAAGTGATGATGGTTTAGAAGTATATAAACTTTTAAAAAACAAGTTAAAATAAATAATTTCAACTAACTGAAAATTAGCTACCCTAAAACGGTGGCTTTTTTTTTGCTATATTTGTACTTTACTAACTCATAAATTATATTATTATTATGGACAAATTTTTAAGTATACCGGTAACTGGTCAAGGGGTTCAATTGGTTCCTTGTAACAATTTAAAACTTGTTGAGGCGGCTTCAGTTACTTCAACAACTTTAACTTACGCAAGTGGCGATGTAGTAACAATTACTCACGCAACCGTAGGGGCAGCTTCAGGAACAAATTCTGCAACTCAGTTTAGACAATTTATACAAAGAGAAGTGCAAGATGCTTTAGCAACTTCATGGACCCACGTAAGTAAAGGGGTGTTCCCTCAATTCGCAGTATCTGACATTAGTATTGCATAACATTTTTATTAACTCATAAATTATTATTATTATGGAAAAATTTTTAAGTATCCCAGTTT